CTGCTCTTTGCCCATCAGGTCGTAATCGAAGTCTGACAAAACATTGAGGTTCTCCTCGACATCCTCATCGCCCTTGCCGCCGCGCCCCTCCCAGAGAGTATTGAGTTTGTCTTCGTACAGTGCGGCATGAATGGTATTAAAAACCGTGAACATCAGCGGATCGCCGACCGACTCGGCCACGCGGCGCTGGTTGTTATAAAGTTTAAGTCGTTGAAGCATCGTCAGCCGCTTGGCTTGGTTGAACGAATAGGAAACGTCGTACTCATTATCAACCTGCGCGACAATCTGCTCTTGGGTCTTGGCGTCGATTTTGTCGATGACAATTTCTTCGCCTTGCACCACCTCACGCTCAATGTCCTCAAACACTTTCTTTATTTTCTTGTAGTTTGCTTGTGCCATAATTGTTTACAAAAAAAGCACCACGCTTCCTGCGCCGCATCACTGGCGCAAGTGTCGTGATGCTATTTTTAATAACAATTTTAATTAGTGTGCCGTGGTTGTTTTCCGTCCTCCATCGCAACCGTCTTGTCGTGCTTTAAGCAGTAGTAGCATTTTTCGCCCGCTACGCCAGCGAAGCGTGGCGAGCCGGTCTCGGCCGTTCGGACCTGCCACATGCATGAGCTGTTAATTTTAGCCTGGTGTTTCGCTTTCTTGATTTCTTTCTGAACGGCGGGGTCTTTTAGGCGGTCAATGGTTTTCATCGCGCCGCATAGAGCTACTTCTTCGCCCTGCTCAAGCTGGTAGGCGCTGTACGGCGTTTTAGCGAGTCTTAGGAGGTATAGGGCATACCGCCACCAGTTTGGCCGAATAATCGCCCGATCCTGCCAAATCTCGTCATTCCAGGCGAATAAATACTGAAACGACAAACCGAATTGCATGATATAAATTTTAGTCCTTTCGTAACCCATCATCCTTTGACAAACAATTTTCATATTGCCGGTTCTCCTATTGGATCAGAGCTCTTAGCTGGGAATTGCTTACGCCACCAGTCCATTATTTTTTGCCACCAGCTGCGTTTTTGCACAAAAATATCAGTCGTCCGCGCCCTACTAAGAGCATATAATGCGGCTAAATCATTCACTCCATCTTCCTGCAAACGAATAGACAAAAATTTACTTTTACCTTTCGTCCAAAACCTTTTTGGCAACTTGTATTTTTTGCTTAGTTTCATACTAGCCGTATGGGTCTAAATTATCTTCCTCTCGCTGCGCGGCCGTTTGCGCTTCATCGCGCACCCGATAAGAATAAGGAATAAACGCCGGTTCATGCTGGAGTAAGCGTCTGATGTTCTCCGGCTGGTGGTCGTTCTTGTCTTTCGGGCGTCCCATCGGCTGCCGATCGTCTTTGCTCGGGCCTTTAATCTCGGCCCAGACGTACTCCTCAATTTGCTTAATGGCTATCTTGCAGCTGTCAAAGATATAAAGTTCAGGCGGAGTTATCATCTGGCCGTTTTTTAATTCATACGCAAATGCCTGATTAACTCGCTGAATACCGCCTTTTAAATCCTTACTGCCTTTTATAAACATCAACCCCATTGCTTCGAGCTGCCGGCCGACGCTGTTCTCTTTCTTGTGCTGGTCGTCGTTGTAGGCCGAGGGGTCAATGAGACGGTCTTCCATTCTAAAATGGTGTGAAGCCTCGTAGTCAATGCAGCGCTGGTATAAACTTTTCGGCAGGCCGTCGCTTAGTACCTCGCCAGTGATGTACTTTCTACCCTGCTTATCAACGCTTAAGTAACAGACGTGATCGGGAACTTGGGCGTGGGTATCAAGCGCCATATAGGTTGTAAAGTCTCGTTCGTTGATTGGGAATGGTTTAATAACGTGAATCGTCCGTTTGAATCCCTTATGAACTCGGCCAATTAAATGGCCAAATTTACCGAACACCCGGGCTTCTCGTTCGTCTTCCGGATAGGCGTCAGCCATGCGCTTGATGTTCTTGTGGGTGAGGATTCCCCGCATGCCATGAGTCTGGCAGTTGTCCTCAAGTTCCGCTTCAACCATTGCGGCATAGACTCCATCGAGCTTGGCGTCCATCCAGTCTTTAATCCACGCTGAGTGTTTGAGCGGGGTGTAGGTCCAGAATAGAATCATACCCATGCGCCCCCGGGCAATCGTCGCCATAAATCGGTCTTGCGG